CCCTTATGCGTCAGGCCGTTTCAGCCTTGGGATAATAGATGTGCCACGGCAGCGTATCCGCTTCCGGCGTGAGGTCTGCAAAGCATTCAAACGTGAACTTCGGCACAGCCGCTTCCTTGTTCTTGCCTTCCAGTTCAAGGCCGGAGGTACACAGCGCATGGTCAAAGATGATGATGACGGGCTTGCCTTCAATCGTCTTGCCGACATAGCCCAGGTCTTCCACATAATCGCCTTCATTGATGATGGCGCGGGAAGTCATCTCCATGTATCCTTCAGCCGTTTCGCTTTCCTTTTCATCGCCGATAACGGCCATATTGAGGATTTCCGGCTTCATTTCGATGGGGTTGATTTCAAGGGTGGCGGTTTCGCCGACCTTGACCGTCAGGCCCTTGACCTTGACCAGCGCACCGTCAACGGGTACGTCATAAAACTCCGGCACGATGGACAGCTTGCTGCCGCCAGACGTGGCGCAGATCAGGGATTCCGCAAAGTTCCAAACGCCATCCGTACACGTCAGGCCCTTGTGGATGGTGCCTGCGCCCAGCATGACCGTCTTGGGCGTTGCTGTCGTGATGCCGGAGGATTTGAATTCGGTGCCTACACCTGCCATGTTAATTCACTCTCCATTCCTGTATCGTCAGATTGATCTTGATGCTTTTAAGGTCTGCCACACCCGTCGGCACAACCGTTGCCGCATCATAAAAGACAGCAATCCCGTTGCCGTTTGGCAGGATTGCTGTCGTGGGTATTGCCTTTTCGATTTTTTCCTTGTCCTGCATGAGAAGCAGCCAGTCCGAACGGGTGAAGCCGCGCAGGATGAACGTGGTGTCCTGATGGCCGTCCTCTTCCATCTTGGTCATGGATACTTCCAGCGGTTCGCCGACAAAGTAGCGGTCATCCGGTGGTTTCGTTTTCCATTCCATGAAGGCATAGGGGATGGAAAGGCTTTGCATCAGATTGGAAATAAAATTCAGCGCGTCAATGCTCATGTTCCCATCCTCTCCTTCAGCAGTCTGTCAAGATCGGCTTTCGCTTTTTCCTTGTTTCCGATGAATGCCTTTTCAAGCGTATAGCTTGGCCTGCGTCCGTTGGTCACATAGGCTTTCTTTCCGTATTTCGCCTGAATGAATGCCGCCATCATCATGGCTTCCATCTCGTCGTGATACGTCATGCCGCCGCCCATGCTGGGCTGGCCGGGGATGTAAATCCACCAGCCGGGACGGCCAGGCTTGCCGCCGTTTTTCCCCGTGTCGGCATATGCGCCTGTGCCGTACTCCTCCCAGTAGCCTTCCTGAAGCGGGGTGCCAATGTGCGCTTCGCCCGTTGCTTCATGGACATCAGCCCTGTACGATCCTTTCAGCCGCTTTCCGGCATCGTCTTCAAGCTTACAGTTTCGCTGGGCATGGGACTTGATTTCCTCTGCCCACGCATACAGCCATGCAATGGACGTGTCGTTCAGTTCAGCCTTGACTTCAAACGAAAAATCCTGAAATTCGACATTTCCGGCCATATCACTGACCACCCGTATACTTCAGATAGATTTCAAACTGGCTGCCTGCGCCCATCTCCATGGGATTGTCAATCAGCATGATGTCATAGGTTTTTCCGCTGATGACCATACGGGCGTTCTCCGCTGTGATGCGTTCATCCAGGGGAATATAGTCGGCCACGAAGATGTGGGTGGACTGCTGGATTTTTGCATGAAACGTGGTGTATCTGGAATCGCCGGATGCCAGGTCAAGCCAGCCTTTGATGGTCTGCGCGTCTTCCCAGTGCGTGACGATTTCGCCCACGGCGTTGCGGATGTAATGTCCGCGCTCATCCTGGGTGTATGTCTTCACCTGAAAGACGGCCTTTGTGTTGCCGCCGATGCCCTTCATGCGCCCACCCCCTGGCCGAATCTTGCCTTCATGTACGGCTTCAGGAAGCCCATGAGCATCTTCGGATAGCCCATGACGGAATTGTCATCGTTCATGGATTCATAGGTCACATCGTGGCGGGAGATGCTTTCCTGGGAAATGCCCACCTTGTCACGGCGTTCCAGTTCCCATTTCATGAGATTGACTACGCCCATCTTCACGTCCATGGGATAGACCACACGGGTGACAAGCACGTCATCTTCATCAATCAGATCTTCCTTCACGGTGACGGCGCTTTCGTCCGCTTCCGTGATCGTGAAAAGCCCTTCATTGAAAAAGGATTCCGTGATCTGCACCGTATCGCCCATCTTGAAGGGATTGCTGTCCATGACGATGGTGCCGCTGGCCGTGTCGGCCATTTTGCGGATGGCTCTCTGCTGAAAATTGTTGTGCGTGTATGCGCGGATAAGAAGTTCAAGCGCTGAAAGACGTGCTTCCAGCGCCTGATCCTCTTCATCCGTTGTCACATACCGCTTGAATTCCTCTACGGTAATGATCAACGGTCATCATTCCTTTGTCAGGCAGTCGCTTCAGTGAACTTGGCCAGAACGACCTTGGCCGCATTGGTCAGAGCAACGCCGTAATACTTGGCGGCAGTGATGTCGTGCTGCTGCTTCTTCGGGAACCACTCATGATCCACGGACACATCCTTCTTGAGGAAGATGGTCAGCGCCGGGAGTTCGTCTTCGGTGTATTCCGTCTCAGCGGAATCCGGCTCCAGCTTGATGATGGGGCAGGTGTAAACGCCGGACTTCGGCTTGATCTTGTTGGACTTCTTGATCCAGCAGCCAGCAACCTTGCCGATGGCACCATTGACGGCCACGCCAGCCTGGAACTTGTCCGCAGAGACGAACTGCGGATCAACCAGCAGCTGGGCTTCCTGCTTCGGATGGATGAACATGACCTTTTCAATGCCGTCTTCCTCATCCTCAAAGTGGGTGACGGCAGAGACGATGCCTGCATAGCCGATCACGGCCTTGGTGTCCACGATGTTGGTGGCGGTCAGCGCCGCATCCAGCAGATCGTTGTCCACCTTGCCGATGATGGCCTTGGCCAGCTGGTGTTCAGCCTGACCGACCGGATTGCCCAGACCGGAATTGATGGCTTCCTGGGTGATGCCCACGGCCTTCATCGCCTTCTTGATGGTGAAGGTGGTGGAAGCAGCGGTCATCTGGGTCAGGCCGACTTCAGCGCCTTCAGCCACGTCTTCGGCATCGCCGATGTAGTTCCAGGACGGGACAGTCTTGGTATCGCCCGGTACGCCCTGCAGGGTGGTATCCACCTTGGCATACGGGGTGATCTTCGCCAGGGCTTCGATCTTCGCATTGATCATATCGCCCATGACTTCGGGATTAATCATGTTGTTCATCATCGTTACAGCCATATTATTCACCTTTTCCTTTCATGTCGGGGTTTATTTGCTCATGGCGGCTTTGTACGCTTCAGGATTCTCGTTATACACCTTCATGCGCTGGGCATAGGGCATTTTCAGCAGGGATTCCCTGGTCACGGCATCGCCGCCGCTGCCGTCTTCCGGCAGTTTGTTTTCAATGATGTTTTTCTTGCCGCCCTTGCTTTCAAACTGGGTGGGCAGCTGGGTCTTCAGCCCTGCAAGCTTGTCATCCCAGTCCTTCAGCTTGCCGTGTTCATCAAGGGCAAGTTCGCCCTTTTCCTGCAGCTTGAACAGAAGATAATCGACATCCAGCGCACCAGCGTCTTTCAGCGCAAACTTGGCTTCGGAAAGCACCTTGGTCTTTTCCAGTTCGGCAAGCAGCGCCTGTTCACGGGCTTCATGCTCCGCAATCTGCTTCTGTGCATCTTCCTGGCCCTTGGTGGACTTCTTCAGCGTTTCGATGGTCGCAAGCGCTTCCTGCAGCTGTCTGCCCTGGCCGTCAAAATCGTTTTTCAGTTTCGGATATCGGATATCCATGTTTTCTTCAGATGTCAGGAAGAGTTTGTTGGCCCTCATGTTTTCCAGCACACTAGTAATGCTGTCATCGGCAAGGCCAGCGGCCTGAAGAATTTCATTGATGGTCATATGGTTTCGTTCCTTTCTGTACGCTTTTTTACATGGGTTCGGCCATGTTGGTTGTCTGCACTTCTTTTACGTCTGGCGCAAAAAGACGTGTATGCAAAAAGGGCATCCGGTTGGATGCCCGTCATGCCTTGGGTATTTTCAGTTTCTGACCCACTCGGATCAGGTCTTTGGGAAGACCGTTCAGGCTCATGATTTCATGGTACCTGTTGCCGCTGCCCATCTGCTTCTTGGCGATTTTCCAGAGGGAATCACCTTTCCTGACGGTATACAGGGCATAGGGGACAGGTGCCGTTTCCGGTGCCTTGGGTGTTTCCGGCTTTGCCGCTTCCTGGGTGCCGTAATCAGGCCGTCCGTATCCGGCAATGCGGGAATAATTAAGCTTATATTTCTTCTTGGCCACAGCGCCGCCGTTTGGAACAACGCCGGAAGCGCTTGACGTATTGCCTTCAACGGTATAGACATAAGTGCTGTCCACGTCGTAGACAAGGCCCGTGTGGCTGATGCTGCTCTTGTCGGCAGAATAGAAGAAAATCTGGTCACCGGGCTGCGGCGTATCCATCAGGCGGCCTTTTGCCTTGAAATAGTTCCTTGCATGCTTGCATCCGGCTCCTGAGTTGTTCGCCGCTTTCGTCGGCTGGCAGAGAAGCTTCAGCGCTGCGGCCTTGCCGTATGCCTTATAGAAGCACCAACACAGCAATGTGGCACACCAGGCCACGCCCTGCTTGTTGCCGTTGAAGTAGCCGATGGCGGCAAGGTCACGGGCATACTTGGTGATGTTCGCTTTGCCTGCGTTGGCCGTCTTGCTGTCCAGCTGGCTTTTGCTTGCTTTTTCAAGATAGCCGACTTCGGCAAGCGCAATTTCTATGACTTTCTTTTTGTCATATGCCATCACATATCATCCCCTTCATCAGGGGCGAATGGAAGGGCATAGGGTGCTTCAGCGGCTTTGGCATCGGTGAAACCTTCTGCGATGAT